ATTAAATTAATTAATTATTTAAATGATGTTGGAACACCAGAATACACAGTAGATCCATTTAAAAGAAAACCTTTAAAGAAACCTCTAAGAGCTCCGAAGTTACCAAAAAGAAAAACAGAAGGTTTAGATTATTTATTAGGAATGTAATATGGAATTTAAGAAATACAAAATGGCTATGCGTAATCGTATTAGTCCTAAGAATAGAGATTTTGTCATAGACAGAGAAAGAGCACCTTTTGATGATAACGTTTCTAATCTTGGTGAACAACCAGTATTTTCTCAAAACGAATTTACAACTACTCCTATGATAGATCCTGCAGAATTTCCTGCAAGAAAAGAATATATGCAATCATATGCTGTGGGTGGAAATGTTAGACAATTGTTTGGTGATGGAACTTTACCAAAAAATGTACAAAAGTTTTTAATTGAAACTTTTCCAGATCTTAAATTAAAGTTTGGTAAAGGACTTCCTAAATATGGGTTATTAACTAACAATAAAAATTATAATAAAGTTTTACAAGCTGCAAACAATAAACTTAAGAACCCTAACTATGTTTTTAATCCTGACTTTGAATCACTTAAATATGATAAAAATTTTGGAACATCCAAACAACTATTAGAAAAAGCAAGATCAAAAGGCATCTATGTTAATGAAAAAACAAGAACAGATATTTTTGCAAGAAACTTTAATATAAAATCAAAACCAAATCCTTACAGTTCAAATAATCCCCCTCATTTAATATATGATTTAAGTTCTTTAGATGATCCTAAAAAAGTAGAACAAATTATTAAAAAACAAATTAAATCTGGTTCTTACACATCAGAAACAGGTGAAAAATATTTAAGTCAAGAAGAACAAGCAAGAAAAAAAAGAGAAACATCCGCTAAAAGAACAGAAGCTATTAAAGAATATAGTGTGCCTTCTGTTGAAAGAAGTTATAGGGGAACCAAAGATGTTAATTTATCTCATATGGATGATATTTTTAATCAATATACTACAGGATATACTTTAGGATATGCTCCAGGAAAAATAAACAAAGAATTTTTAACTACCTATGATAATAAAATAAAAGCTTTATATGAAAAAAGAAAAAGATTAAATAAACAAAAACCAAAAGGTTATTTAAAAGAATTAGAAAAGATAAATGAAAAAGGAGCAAGGCTAGCTGGTGAAACAGGTGGATATAAATCTTTTTTATTTGAAGATCCTTATAGTCAAAAAACATATCAGTTTGGTATTGATTATGGTAAGACTTTAGATCCTACTGGAATATTAAAAGGCAGACGTTTACAAGATGTTGTAATTCAAGGAAACCCTCTTGATCCTAATTCAAAATTAGTTTTAGATCTAAGCCCCGAAGAATCTTTTATTTTTGAAAAAAATAGAAAAGAAGTTTTAAAATCACAATCTAAAATTAACCCAACTAAAAAGATCGAAGAAATAGAAACATCTAATAAAAAAATTGTTAAAGATGTGGAAGATAATTTTCTTGGTATAATTGGTTGTGCCAATTCTAATGCGTTACAACCAAGAAATAAAATAACACGAGTTGAAAGTTCTGTTGGTGGGAGAATTGGTTTTGCTAACGGTCCTAAACCTGGAAATAGTTGTATAGAAAAAGGTAAGAAAAAACTTGAAGAAGGCAGGATAGGTAAATCAGAATTAAATGCCGTAGAAAAATCATTAACTGAATCAGGAAAAATGACGCCCGCTGCACAGAAATTTTTTACAACAGCAAAGACAGCGCTTAGAACTGCAGCTAGAATACCTACTGAATTAATATCAATTGGTTTTGGGCCAGCAGGAGTAGTTGCTGGAGCTCTTCTTGAATTAGCAACTGTTCAAGACGATATTATGAGAGGAGATTTAAAAGAAGCGTGGAGAAATACTTTTCCTGGTATGATACTAAAAGGAGCAGAAAATTTAGTTGGTGTAGATTTAACAGGTTCAAAAAGAACAGATATATTGAAGTATGCTAAAAATCCTGAAGAGATAGCATCCGTTAATCAAATGTTTGATTATCTTGAAGGAACAGAAAAATATAATGAAAAGATTGGAGACCTTGAACTTATAGCTGGTGATATTTCAGCAAACGAACAAATACAAGAACCAGAAGCAGGTTTAATGACTGCTTTATCTTCACAACAATATTATGATGTAGAAGATCAAGCTAAAAAATTACAAAAAATATTAGATGCTCAAGAAAAAGTTGTAGGAACGGCACAAGGCCAAAAAATGAGCATAGATGTTTTAAGAAGAGAGATTGAAAGCAGATATCCTACGGCTAAAAAGCTAAATCCTAATTTAAGTTTAGAAAAATTTGTAGACGATGAAATAAATAGAATTTATTTTGGTATTCAAAAACAAGCTGCACCTATTCCTGATGTCATTGATCCAGATACTCAATTTAATTTAATGAATCCTGTGAGACAACCTTTTGCAGGAGGTGGTTTATCTATTCAAGATAAAATACAAGAACTGTTAGCTTCTATACCAGGACTAATGATTGCAGACTTTGTACCTGTTTCTGAAAAAGTAGAATTAAAAAGATTGTTCGATCAATTCAATGACAGATATATGCGTAAGGCAGAAGGCGGAAGAATTGGTTTTAAAAATGGACCAGAAGACATTAATAAATCAAGAAGATTATTTAGTCAGTTATTACTTGGTCTAGCTGCATTACCTGTAGTTGGAAAATATTTAAAACTTGGAAGAGGAGCTGGCAAAGTTGCTAACATTACAATTAATAAAACAGCAGGTATGCCAGAATTTTTTGAACCTTTGGTTAATAAAGTTATAAATGAAGGAATTGATATTACTAAAAAAATGTCAACGCAGGAAAGACAAACTGTTCATATTGCAGACATAGCAAATCACGAAGTTACAGTTTATCGTCAATTAGATACTGGAGAAATAGATGTTTATATTAATGGTATGAATACAATATTCCAAGACCCAGTAAGATTATTATATAAACCTGGTCAAATATCAGAAGAGGCTTCTAAAATGTCAGGTAAACCAGTTAGAGAACCAGATGAATTTGTAGCACAAGAGTCATCACCTGCTTACTCAGGTAGCCCAGAAGATTATGAGGTAACTTCAGATGGTACTTTTGAAACAAATAACTTTAATGAGCTAGCAAGCGATCTAACTGAAGTAGAAGCAGCTGTTATGAAACAACCAGTAACTGAATTACAAAAAAGAAAAAAATTAGAAAGACTTAAATATTATGAGTCTAAAGAAGCCCAGCAAAAATTGTTAGATGAGCAATACGGTGAATATGATGATACTATGAGGGATGATGTTATAGATGAGTAATTATCCTAAGAAACACCTTATTCCACCTAAATCAGGTCCTCAACCACAAGGCTTGAATATTCAATATAATACTGTTAAAACAATACCTTCGGAGAAAATAAATGGCAGAAATAGACAAAACACTTCCAAATATAATGACTCAGCTCACACCAGAGCAAGAGACTGAACAAGTTATAGCGGACACAGAGATTTTAAATCCAAGCGGTGAAACTGAAGTTTTAGAAAATGAAGACGGCAGTGTAGATATTAATTTTGATCCAAACGCATTACAAAATATTCAAGCAGATCACAATGCAAATCTTGCAGAGTTTGTAGATGATTCAGTTTTGGGAAGATTAGGAAGTTCGCTTTATCAAAACTATCAAGATTATAAAACTTCCAGAAAAGATTGGGAAAGATCTTATAGAGAAGGTTTAGATTTATTAGGATTCAAATACGATAATCGAACAGAACCATTTCAAGGTGCATCAGGTGCAACGCATCCTGTTTTAGCTGAAGCCGTTACACAATTTCAATCATTAGCTTATAAAGAATTATTACCAGCAGACGGACCTGTGCGAACTCAAATTTTAGGATTGGCAACTCCTGATAAAGTTCAACAAGCTGGTCGTGTAAAAGATTTTATGAATTATCAACTTATGGATCAGATGAAAGAATATGAACCAGAGTTTGATCAAATGTTATTTTATTTACCTTTAGCAGGTTCATCTTTTAAAAAAGTATATTTTGATGCTGTAGAAAATAGAGCAGTGTCTAAATTTGTTCCTGCAGATGATTTGATCGTTCCGTATTCGGCTACCTCATTAGACGATGCGGAATCAATCATCCACATTGTAAAAATTTCTGAAAATGAATTACGTAAACAACAAGTTGCTGGTTTTTACAGAGACATATCTTTGAAACCAGGACCTATAAATGAAACTGAAGTTGAACAAAAAGAACGTGAACTAGAAGGTCAATCAAAAGGTAGAGAAGATGACATATTTAATCTTTTAGAGTTTCATACAAATTTAGATTTAGAAGGTTTTGAAGATGTAGGGCCCGATGGTGAGTTTACAGGAATTAAATTACCTTACATTGTAACTTTAGAAGAAAATTCTAGAGAAATTTTATCCATTAGAAGAAACTATGAAGTGAATGATCCTAGAAAAAACAAAATACAATATTTCGTACATTTTAAATTTTTACCAGGTTTAGGTTTTTATGGTTTTGGTTTAATTCATATGATTGGCGGATTATCTAGAACTGCAACAACTGCATTAAGACAATTAATTGATGCAGGAACATTATCCAATTTACCAGCTGGTTTTAAACAGCGTGGAATAAGAATTAGAGATGATGCACAGTCTATTCAACCTGGCGAATTTAGAGATGTCGACGCACCAGGTGGAAACATTCGAGATGCATTTATGATGTTACCTTTCAAGGAACCATCACAAACTCTCTTAGCACTTATGGGCGTCGTAGTACAAGCTGGTCAGCGTTTCGCATCTATAGCTGACCTACAAGTAGGTGAGGGTAATCAACAAGCCGCAGTGGGTACGACAGTTGCGTTGCTAGAAAGAGGATCAAGGACTATGTCTGCGATTCATAAAAGAATCTATGCAGCGTTAAAACAAGAATTTAAATTACTTTCTAGAGTATTCAAATTATATCTACCACCTGAATATCCATATGACGTTGTTGGAGGACAGAAAATGATTAAACAAGCTGACTTTGACGACAGGGTAGATATATTGCCAGTTGCAGATCCAAATATTTTCTCACAGACACAGCGTATTTCCCTTGCGCAAACGGAATTGCAGCTGGCTACATCAAATCCAGCAATGCACAATATGTACAATGCTTACAGACATATGTATGAAGCTTTAGGAGTTAAAGATATTGATCAAGTATTACTTCGGCCACAACCACCCGCACCAAAGGACCCAGCGCTAGAACATATTGATGCTCTCGCTGGGAAGCCGTTCCAAGCTTTTCCAGGTCAGGATCACAGAGCGCACATTACAGCTCATTTAAATTTTATGGCAACTAATATGGCAAGAAATAATCCTATGATTATGGCTTCGTTAGAAAAAAATTGTTTTGAACACATTTCTTTAATGGCTCAAGAACAAGTTGAAATAGAATTTCAAAATGAAATGCAACAATTAGGTGCTATTCAACAAAATCCACAAGCAATGCAAGATCCAAACATTCAAATGCAAGTTAAAATGTTAACTGAAAGAATTGAATCAAGAAAAGCAAAACTAATTGCTGAAATGATGGAAGAATTTATGAACGAAGAGAAACAAATAACTTCACAATTTGATAATGACCCTATTGCTAAATTAAGAGCAAGAGAATTAGACCTTCAAGCTCAAGAAAATGAGAGAAAACGAATGGAAGGTGAAGATAGAATTAACTTAGATAAGATGAGAGCGATGATGAATCAAAGAACTCAAGAAGATAAGTTAAGACAAAACGAAGAATTGGCTAAATTGAGAGCAGATACATCAATTGAAAAGACAATTTTATCAAAAACAATACCAAATCCAACACCAAGAAGACAATAATGAGAAAAAAGATGACAAAATCAGATAAAAAAGTTAAAACTGTTATGAAAGAGTTCAAAAAAGGTGAACTCAACATAGGAAAAAGTAGTAAAAAAGTGAAAAGTCGTAAACAAGCTATTGCGATTGCACTTTCTGAAGCAGGTAAAAGCAAAAAAAGAGGTTAATATGAAAAAAAAGAACAAAAAAACTGTTGAAACTAAATATCCAACAGGCGGAAAACCAGTTGAGATGAGCAAACCAAGTGAATCTCAAAAAGTTACTGTAAAAGGTACTGGCAAAGCTAGAAAACAAACAGCAACTTGGTACTAATATGTTTCCGTGGGGATTGTTAGGTCAAGGTTTAAAATCTGGACTAGAAATCTATAAAAATAAAAAAGCAGCTGACGTTGCAATGTCAGAAGCTAAACTTCTTCACATTGAAAAAATGAAACGTGGAGAAATAGAGTTTAGTGGCAAGATTGCAGAAAATCAAAAATCAGACTGGAAGGACGAATTTGTACTTTTGACAATTTCTTCACCTCTGTTTTTGTTAGCATATTCTGTATTTGCAGAAGATGAAAAAATGCAAGAGAAGATTGACTTGTATTTTCAAAAATTACAAGAGATGCCTTGGTGGATAGTGGGCCTTTGGGTTTCAGTAGTCGCGGCCATATATGGACTTAAGGCTACAGATGTGATAAATATGAATAAAAAATAAG